ATTGCGCGTGCTCCAAGCGACAAAAATGGGAATGCCAAGTGGCATTGTCAGTGCGCTTGTGGCAACAAGACAATCAGTTCCGGGTTCACCCTCAGAAATGGCGAAGCGAAGTCTTGCGGCTGTTTGACAACCGATCAATTGCGCGAACGTATCACCTCCCATGGCATGACGGGTAGCTCTGAGTGGCGCACATGGGGAGACATGATCCAACGCTGCACGAACCCCAACAACACCAAGTACAAATTATATGGAGGCCGAGGAATCAAAGTCTGTGATCGCTGGCGGACATTTGAGCATTTCTATACCGACATGGGACCTAAGCCAACATCTAAGCATTCCATTGAACGGCGCGACGGCAATAAGAATTACGAGCCTGCCAATTGTTATTGGGCGGATATCATCCGGCAAAACAACAACACATCCCGCAACCGCATGGTCGAATACCAGGGGAAGACCATGAGCCTTAGCGACGCCATTCGGCTTGGCGGAACGGATGCCGCCTATGGGACTGTGCAATATCGCCTAAAGACTGGCTGGTCCGTCGCGGACGCCGTGGAGAAGCCCCGCAACCCTCGCGTTCGCAATCAGTACAGCGGTTAGCCACGCTGGGCCTGAGCCGCGGGCTCAAGCGGCTTTGACGTCCACGACGCCGAACCAAAGCGTGCCCGCGCCTGATACGTGGCCGCGCCCGCAAGCAGTTCCTTGTAGCGCGCCTCCCAGCTGCCGGGTTGGTTCGGATCGTCTGCACCGGCCGCACCGTAGTTGCGCATGTAGCCGGACCACCACACCATGCCTGCGGCAATGTAGAGTTCCGGCAGGTTTACGCTAAGCCATGTGGTTGGGTTGCTGGCTGTAAGCTGCGCGGGCTGGATCTTCCCGATAACCTCGACGTAGTAGGTGTTGTCGGGCCACGGCCCGAAAATGACTTGCGTTTGGGCTGGCGACGTCTCGGTGCTCTGGCTGATGTAGGCGTAATACTGCGGCACCGTAGCACCCGTGGTGCTTGGCCAGCACAGATCGAGATAATCTCGCGACACCGGTTCCAGCGGCACGCGTGTGCCGCCATCTGCGGCTGTTGATGCCGGCGTTATGATGTTGATGCCGTCGATGATCAGGAACGTACCGTAGGTCGTCGGTAGGTTGAAATTGCGCACAGACGCCGTGGTCGTGAGCGTGGCATCACGCACGTTGGCGGCCATCAAATCCAGATCACGCGTGATGCGCCCGGCCGCATACGCGTTGACGGTCGGCAAGTTGGTCTGGAACGCCGTGTTGGTGGACTCGATGTTGGTGAGCACCGACCACTCAGCCACGATTTCGGTGTAGTTCATGCGCTGATGGGCCTCAATCCCTTTGGCCACGCCAGCTTGAGTTCGTCAGGCGTGCGCGCATTGGCGATGCGTGGGTCCGCCGGGGCATCGCGCAGCACTTTCCGCTGCGGTTCGATTGCGGCAATCGCGGCAGTTATGGCCGTTTGATCCTGTTGCTGGATGGCCGCGTTTAGGGGCGCCTCAAGTTCAGCAAATGCAACAGCCCGCGCTGCGCGAATGCGCCCACGGTGGATTTCACGGGCAAGCTCCATATCCGGCTCGATACGCTTGCCGGTGTCGCGCCATGCCATGCGGAACGTACGGTCTTGCGGGAGATCGGCCAGTTGCACGCGGCGCCACGTCTGTACCGGCGTGCCCGTCTTGTCGATGGTCGCCTGGATCGCGGCATCACTGACGTCTGCCGCGAAATATTGCATGGCATGCATGCTGCCGTCCTTAGTCGTGATCGCGATCACCGCCGTTGGCGTGGTGTTGTCCATTTACTGATCCCCAAATCCGTCGAAGTTCCAAGCAACAGGATCAACGGCGGTAGCGGCTGCGTTCTGGCAGAGCAGCGTAATCGCGCCGGCAGATTTGGAGGTCGCGATTACGACACGGATAGCCGTTGCTACGTCCTCGGCCATCGATACACCAGACCAATTCACCGAGGAGAAATCGGTACCGATTGTAATGGTGAGCAAGCCAGTACCGGCATCTGTGATGCTCGTAATATTGTAGCTCACTTGCAGCGTGGGGGTGCCCGCGGATACCGTGACATACGCCCAAGCCTTACTTGCACTTGGGTGGAATTGCTGCACGGCCGGGGTAACTGCGGTCGTCGTGCTGGTTGCGGTTTCTTGATCCGATTGCGATGCGGCGGTGACCGTTACAGTGCCGGTGCCCGTAATCGTACCGCCAGTGGCCAACCCAGCGGTCGCCACGCTTGTAACGGCAGCCGCCCACGTCGTATCGCCACGCCAGAACGTCGAGCTTGATGCCGACGTGCCAGAGTTCAGATTCGTGACAGGTAGATTGCCCGTTACGCCGTTGGCGAGGTTGACTTGGTTCCAGGATGGGTTGTTAGACGTACCTTGATTGGAAAGGTACCGGGTCGAATTGGTATCTTTCGCGAGCTTGGACAACGTCGGCGTTGCCGCCGATGCGTAGATCAGATCGCCCTGCGCGTACGTGGAAAGGCCGGTGCCGCCGTTGGCGGCGATCAGTGTTCCCGTCAGCGTGATGGTACCGCTGGTCGTGACAGGGCCGCCCGTGGTGGTCAGGCCTGTTGTGCCGCCGGACACATCGATGCTGGTCACGGTACCCGTGCCGCCCACGGCAATCCACGTGCTGACGCCTGAGCCGTTCGTGGACAGCACGTAGCCATTGCTGCCCGCATCTGGTGGCAGCGTCAGAGTCCACGCCGTCGTAGCGCTGTTGGACGCCTGCAGCGTGGTGGGGAACGCACCCGCAGCCGTATTGGCCAGAATGAGTTTGCCCTGAGACGTCTGTTGCACGCCGAGCGTCGGCGTGATCGTCATGCTGGGAACGCCGCCGCTGCTGGCGTTCAGGATGCCGCCGTTGGCGGTAGCCAGCCCAACGATGGTGTTGGCCGACGACGAATACAGCAGCTGATTGATAGTCGTGCTGGCCGGGTACGTGGCCGTTGACCATGCAGGCGTTGTGCTGGAACCCGACAACAGAACCTGATTGGCCGTGGCCGTGCCAGCAAGGATCGCGAACGCCGACGCTGTGGAGTAGACGATGCCGCCGTTGGAGGCGGTCAGGTTCGCGTTGGTGCCGCCGACGGCCAATGGCACCTGGGCGTATTCGCCGAGCGTGCCGCCATTGTCGTAAAGCACCCGCGTGGTCGTGCCGCTGTTGATGGCGGTCGAGCCCACCGTCAGCGCCACAGCGAGTGATCCCGGGGCCGTCCACGTCATGGGCGACGAGCCGCCCCCAGCGGATGTCAGCACATACCCGGATGTTCCGGCCGTCGTCGGCAGATTGAAATTGAACGTGCCGGCTGCGGCCTGCGCCAGGATCGATATGACGCCCGAGGACGAACCGTTGACGTCCATGGACGCCACCGACAAGTTGGCAAACGCGCTGTCGTCGCCGAGACGCACCTGTAGTGTGGTGGACGACGGCTTGAGGGCCGGAACCGTATTGGCCTCGGTTGCGCCAAAGGCCAGCACGCCGCCATTGCCGAGAATCAGCTTGGTGGTCGGGGTTGCCGCGCTGTTGGCGGTGGTCTGGAACTCCCACCGCGAACCGTACGCTGAACCGTCCGTCCACGTCTGGCTGGCAAACGCCGCGATGACAGCCGAGTTGCGCAGCGCAGAGGCTGACGATGAGCCGCCGGTACGGATGCCGCCAAGGCGGTCCCCCGAGGCCATGGCTGCGCCGTCGTTGGAATAGCCGCCAAAGAACCCACCCGCCGTGCTGGACGACGACGTGGTGTTCTCGCCGGCTACCTGGGTCACGTTGGCTGCTGACGCGCGGAACCCATCGGACGAGCCGGTCAATCCCGTCAACGCGTTGGAGACGGCGCCGGACCAAATTTGGGCACTTCCAACGATGCCGCCGGTCACTGCAAGCGCATTAGACCCGATGGTTGCGCCGTTGATGGCGAGCGACGTCGCCGTAGCGACGCCCAACGCAGGGGTAATGAGGCTCGGCGACGTCTGCATCGCCACGACGGTGCCGCTGCCCGTCAGCGTGTATTCGCCGAGCGTGCCAGCGTTATCGTACAAGATGCGGGTGGTCGTACCGCCCGAAATGGCGGTAGACCCGACAACGAGTGCCACCGCCAACGACCCAGGTGCAGTCCACGTCATCGGGGATGACGCGCCGCCTGCAGACGTGAGCACGTACCCAGAAGTGCCCGCCGTCGTGGGCAGGTTGAAGTTGAACGTACCGGCCGCAGCCTGCGGCTGGATCGTCACCACACCAGACGAATTGCCAGCGAGGCTGAGCGTACCGAGCGTGGTGCCAGAGATACCCAGGGTCGGTGTGGCACTGAACGCCGGGTCAGAGGTAGCTCCCTGCCCGGTTAGCAACGTACCTGCAGCCGCAGCAGCAAGCTGCGTAATGGCAGCGGTCGCCGCGCCTATCAGGACGCCATGGTTCGTCAGCGAAGCGCGGCCGGTGCCGCCGTTGGCTACGTTGAGGATGGTAGACCCAACAACAGCCGATTGCGAGATGTCGATGGACCCGAACGCCAACCCAAGGCCATCTGTGGCCATGCGCACCACTTGGTACGCGCTCCCCGTCAGCGAAATAGAATTGGCAGTGACGCCCGTAGGGTTTGCCGAGATCGAATAGGCGTCCAGCGTAAGGGAGTTGTTGATCCACGTGGTGTCGTAGTTCGCGCTGCTGGCCTTGGCGAGAACTTGGCCTGTCGTGCCGCCGGCCGGAACATTGCCGGCTGCCAGCCCAAGCTGCGACGGCGTCACGCTGTAGGTAAGGCCATCCGCGGCCCGCAAGAGCACTAGCTTATCGTCGGTAAGGCTCAACGGCGGCGATACGCTCAGCGTGCCAATCGCCTTCATCGAGTTGGAAAACGTGATCTGGCGCGGGGTTCCGCTGGAATCCTGCTGGATCACATACGTGTCTGCAGCCGCCTGCGTTGACGCAGTGAACAACGTATCCGGCGCGAAGTTGATCGTAATGTCGGACGAGAGTGCGCCGCCGCCCGACAAGCCTGTGCCTGCCTCAACGCGCCGCGTTATCGGCACGAACCCTGAGGCCGTGTTGGCGATGTCCTGGAGTTGCGTGCGCTTCGTTACGCCGCCTTGGACAATATCTGTCCACTCGGCGCCGGTAACCCCGACCGCAACCGGCAAACTCAGAATGGGGGTATTCGCCATAGCGCGGTCATCGCCCTAAAGAGGGGGCCGTGACCGCAGTACAAGCTCACGGCAGGTGTGCTCGGATTTTCATCCGAAAGATACCCGCGAGTGTCAAGGATTGATGTGCAAAACGCGCGCTACCGCCACGAAAATATTTGCACTGTGGCTACAGTGCGAGAACCAATGACAGTTCGTCGAACTGCACCACGACGCCCTTGATCAGGGTGGGCTGTGTCGCCGATACCGGGCCACTCACCAAAAGCGTCCCCGCCGTAGCTGCATCGTAAAGCCCAATATATTGGACGTTCGAGTTTGCCAGCGCAGCCGTCGTCACGGTGATCACTACCGTATTGACCGCCTCGTTGCTCGTATTGACGCCCATTGAGCTTGCAATGTTGGTGCGTGTGCCCGAGCCGGTGATAGCCGCCAAAATAGACGTTCCCCCATCTGCGGGGTCGCCAATGAACAGATCCAAGTACAGCGGGCTTATGCTGCCCCCTGGGTACGCAAGCGATGCCGCAAGCACGGTCGTGTTGGCATTGTAGTCCGGGCTTGGAATGGTCGGCGTCATCAGATCACCGTCCTGCGTGGTGATGATGTCCCCGTCCTGCGTGGTGATCCAGTTGGTCTCGTCGACGCTGTATGGCTCTGGCCGCGTGTTCGCGATAGGCGCAGGGTCCGGCGGGAGGATGAGGAGCTTTTGCTGGTAGTTCAGATCGTCCGTGCACCGCGCGCACACGAGCAGGCCAAGGTTTTGTGGCGTGGAACCGCCAAGATAATCAAACTGGAATGCCATGCGATTCATGCTGTAGATCATCGAGCAACGGTCGCAGGTGCACCAGGGACCCGCACTTGGGTTTGTCGTTGTGCCCTTGGGGTGTGGCCGCTTAGCCATCGTGGAACGCGCCCTCTTGCGAGGTCCCTTTCTGCTTTCAGCACCGCCATATGCGCTTCCTCGGCGGTGTCGAAGACACCCAGCGAGTATTTGCGCTGCGCGTTACGCCCGCCAAGACTGATCCGCGCACGCCAGCGCCCAGTGTTCTTACCGTCGGAGATATGAGGATGCACGTTCTTGTACGGATTGGTGCCTTTTTTCCAAGGTCCGTGCTGCAAACGATACACCTCGGGTGCCGATTCTAGCGCGGGGTCATCTTGGTATCTGAACACCCTGCCGCCAGCTAAGCGCCGCCGCGTACTGCGCTTGCAGACTTCTACGACAATTGTGCTCTGCAGCCCATACGCCCGCGCAGCGGCCGATGCGCTTGGATACTTCTTGCCATCGCTTAGGCATATGACTGGCCGCGCCATGGCTTGCGGGCCAAGTTTCGCGTACCTACGCCACTTCTTTATGTTGCGGTGGCCTTCCGCAATCAGCCGCGTGCGTTCTGCGTCGCTCACATTCCGCTTACGGTATGCTTGGCCTCCTTTGGTTCCGTTGTATTCTGGACGGAAGTGGCGAATAAGCGATTGTTCGAAGTCGCTGGCCTCTCTTGCCGTGTTGAAGCGGGCAATGACATGCCAAGCAAAGATGCCCCAATCGTATTGGCGTAGAGCGGCAGCGAACCGAGTGCGTCCTTTCTTTATGGAACTACGGTGATGGGCTTTTCTGCCGGTGAGACGCTGAGACGTGAACCCTATGTACCGCTCGCCTGTGATTGTGTTGATGGCCAGATACACGATAGACGGGCGGTTGGTCAGCTTTGGCATGCCCGTCTATAGCATGCGGATTACCGCCGTGAGTAGTAGCCGCCGAAGCTGGGCCCGATGACCATCGATACGTTGTCCTGAGTATCGGTATTTTGCGCCAGCGCCAGTGCCTCTTGGTAATCCGCCTTGCGGATCATCTCTTTGTCCGGCGCGTAGATGCGCGCTAACCTATGCGCCATGCCGGCCACGTAGGCGTCGAGGTAAATGTAGGGCATGTCCAGCGTGGTGCCGCTGACCATACTGGCGGTTTCCGGGCGGCTCAGCAGACGCGCAAAGACCGTGTATGTGCCATTGCCATCAGGCACCTGCCAGAACGTAATGGTGGGCGTCGGGATCGTCTTGTACACAACGTAGGCAGTCGGGGGCGCTTGGATCGTCTTGTTGGGCTGCGCGTCGTAATCGCTCAAGCTCATAGGGTAAATCACGCGGTCAATCGACGATGCCGCGCCAGCGCCGTTCGGTATGGTGCGAATGTAGATGTCCTGCACCGCGATCATACGCGCTGGCAAGGCGTAGTTCGCGGTGCCCTCAACCAATGCTATCTCGAACAGCTCTGAGCGCCACAGATTAGGCTGCCCATTGGAAATACTGACCTGCAGAAGGTTGGCCTCCACGGCCGCCTTCTGCAAGTGCTGGATAGTCACCTCCGTCCCACGCAAGCCAATACGCTCGAACGCCTGCAGCGTGAGTGCTGAAAGCGCTGGATCGTAGACTGTGGTCCCGGATGTGGTCATCGCTTACGTTGCGCTGGCGTGCTCGTCGTGGCCATTGGCCTTGGCTGCTGGCGTCAACTCAGCGATCTGGGCTTCCAGTTCTGCAACGCGCTTTGTGAGTGCTTCGGCCTTGCGCTGTTCGGCCAGATACTGGGCACCCATGTTGACCAGTTGGTTTTGCGCGGTCGTGCATTGGTCACGCAGCAGTTGCAGTTTGTCGTTGGCCTCTTGCATGAGGGCTGCCAAGCGTTCGTCCGTCATGGTTTGCTCCGTCGTGATGCGCGCACTCACACGGGGGCTAGCCGAGTGGTCAGCACTTGCCAAGGCCACAGCGATTGCTGTGCACACGTTACGACAAGTACGCCTGCCTGAATGTTGCTGTGACCGTACCGCTGCCGCTGTTCATGAGAACGCGGGCCCAGAGTGGCGTATAGGCAAAGAAGCTGGACTTGGTGGCCGTGGCGCCAACCACGGCCGTATCCAGGGACGCAATCCACGTCATACCCGATGGGTTCTGATAAATTGCGCTGGCGACGTCGTTAGGGTCATCCATGGACGTTTGGATGTCGTAGTTGACTGTACCAGACACGACCGCCGCAATCGTCGTTTGCGAATTGGCCGCGTAGTCGTCAAACCGCACCCACGGTGACGACGCAACGCCATTCGTTCCGATGGTGATAGTCGTGGTAATCGCCGCCGCGCTGGATACGCTGGTGAGCGTCTTGTAGCTCAAGCGCGACGTCGCGACGCCCCCATTTGTGCCCGCAAGGGTTTCGCGGATTGGCGTGCCGGTCCAGTCGGTGCCATTCAACGTAAACGTATTACTTGAATCATCGCCGCCCGAGGTCAGGATCACCTGACGCGCGGTGTCGAGTGTGGCCGTACCGTATGCACCGACCGTCACCGCGCCAGCCGTCGCTGCGCTCACGGTAATGCTGGTGATGACCGAGTAGAGGTTTACGCTGCTAGCAATCGAGGCGTTCGGGCCCGTGATGGCCTCGGTAATGAACGCGGGAACCCCACGCGCACCCCCCGTTGGGAACAGATAGCCTGAAACCGTGAACGTCTTGCTGGATTCGTTGCTGCCGCCCGTGATGTAGATGCGCTGGGGATATGGCAAGAACGCCGCAGCCGTGCCTACGGCAACGAGCGCGCCGGGCGCCGGGCCGTAGTTGTTGGATACGAGATAGCCGTTGGAACTGACCAACGCGCCATTGAGCGTCAGCGCACCCGCGGCGCCCGGCGACTGCGATAGGCAGATGCTGTTGGCCGAGAACGAGCCAAGCACGCCGTTCAAGACAAGATAGTTCGTGCCGCTAACTGCAGCCTTCTGGCTCAACCCAAGTGCGGTTGCAGAGGCGTTTGCAAGGCCCCCAACAGCGACAGTGACTGGTCGTCCCACGTGCCCCTCTTACTTCTTGAACCCCTTCAGGGTTTCTGCCAACGCAGCACGCTTGCGCATGGTCGGGTTGTCTGAGTTCTCGGCCTTCTCCAGCTTCTTCTCGGGGATCTTCTCGCCCTGCGGTACGTTCAGCGCCTTGTGAAGCGCGCCCTTGTTCTTGGTTGCCCCGGCAATCCACTTGCCGCCAGCGGCGCCGCCGTTCGCATACGGCTTGCCGCTTTCGTTTTCCGTGGCGTCGCCTGATTTCCACTTGCTGCCGTCGCGCATCTTGGCGCGGCCCATGATGCCACCACCGCGCGCGCGCAGCTTGGGGCCGTCCTCGCGGCCGGGTTCTGCTTGGCCCTTGCGAATGCGTTCCGATTCTCGGATTCGATCCGACAAGCCTTGTCCGTCTACGCCAAGAACATGCAGACCGCCCATTGTGCCCATAAGCCCGCGGTCAAAGCGGCCCGCGCCGGCCTTCTTCCCAATTGCAGACAAAGCCAAGCCTGCGCCCAAGGCGCCGATACCACGGCCGGCAAGTTCCGCATTTGATGCCTTGTTCAACTTGGCAACTTCGTCCTTACTATCTTGCGAAATCGTCGGCCCACCATCTGCGCGCCGCATGCGGCCGGGCTTGGCGAAGTTCGGACGTGCGCCCTCACCATCCACCGAGCCACAACCGCCACCGCTTGCGCGGGCCACACGGAGCACGTTGGGGTTCGAGTGGTTCCCCGTCCGCACCCCGTGCACAGTCTTCGTCTTCAGCATTCCGCCGAAACGGTTTTTGCTGCCAGCCTTCATCACGCCACCTGTTAGGTCGGGTTGACCGCGATACCCGTGGTAGCCGCAGTCGGCGTACCGCCATCCACGTAGATTTGGCCGCGCGACGTAGCGTCGGTACCGAACTCTGTGATGCCAACCAAGGTTGGGTCCTTCATGAGAACCAAGCCGCCGGCCGATGCCGCAATCGTGGAAAGCCCTGCCATGGTGGTAGAGGTCGATTGCACGTTGTTGATGAACGTGCAGCGGTCAAACTTCTGCCAGCGGTCGATGCCAGCTGTAGCTGACACGATGATGCCCAGCGGGGTGGACGCAGACGTCTGGAATGGCAGATTGCATTCCAAGAACGTGTTACGCGGCGTGCCACCGGCAAACTCAATGCTGGCATTCGCCGCGCTGCGGGCCACAGTATCGAGGCCAACGGTGCAGCCCACAAACGTGTTCTCGCCCGTGCTGCCACTGATCTTGAGCGAGCGGCTTCCCGCGTCGGCAGCCGAGGCCGCGTCGCCCATGCCGCCGAAGTTCATGTTGTAGTAGTAGTTCCGGCCGCCACTATCCGTCCAACAAATCTGGTTCGTGCCACCCGTGCTGAACCCGTTGAACAATGAGATGTTTGCGAACACGCAGCCAGCTGCTGTAACAGAAACGAAGTTGCCGGAGCCGAACGTGGCTTGGGTGTAAGTGCCCGTCGGCGGCGCGATACGTGCACGCTGTGCCACCGTGGTCGGTGCGGTTTCGCCGATGAGGTGGCATGCATTCTTGGACCACACCAGCGTACCGGTTGTTGCCGTGGGGTCGATGCTTTGCGCGAGCGCGGTGGACAACCGCGCCGAACCAGACGACGCACCGTTGCCAACGAGCACGCAGACGTCGTTATTGCCAGCCGTCATCGCCGCATGTGCACGGTACAAGGTGGCAAACGCCGAGTCCGGCGCGCTGCCATCGTTGCCGTCACTGCCCATGGCTGGGTTTACCCAGTACCAGTTGCCGGTGAGGGGAACACCACCGATGGTGCCGACTACCGGCACACCCATCGAGGTGATTCCGTTGGGGAAATTAGTGTACGGCACAGGTGCATTCCTTCTCTTAGAGACCGCGCCCGCGGTGGTTACGTAGATAGAGAGCACCCGCCGCCAGGATATCTGGCCGGTCGAACGCATGCCCAAGAACCTTGTTGCAATTCACGCAGAGCAGCCCACGCACACGACCTGTTTCGTGGTCGTGATCGACACAAAGATGCTGCACGCGACCGAACCGCTTCGTGCGTTCTGGCGTTTTGCACATCGCGCAAACGCCGCCTTGTTCCTTGAACAAGGCTTGATACTGATCCAGCGTTAAGCCATGACGACGCAACGTTTGACGCCGTTCGTATGTTGGGTCGATTTTTCTAAGGTCCCTTTGATATTGCCGCTCGTCTTCGGGGTTGGAAAAATCGTACGGGAGCGTCTCTATCCACGCGAAATTCTCTGGGCCGAACAGCTCATCATTGCGCAGTGGAAATAGACGATGCCTTGCCGTTGGGCGCTCACCAACAGCGGCACAGAACGCCCAAAAATCGCTGCTCCACTCATCAACCATCCCATAAGCGCGTTTCAAATGACGCCACCGTTGGTAGTTGGGATTCCTCTTGCGGTTGTCCCATTTTGTCCGTTCGAGTGAACCTCGGTAGTGAAGACGCTTGTAGTGCATCAAGCACAAATTCTTAGCGACAGGCTTTCGCGTGCACCCAGACCCGACACACACGGAAGTCATTTCGCCAACCTTCATACGCATGAAGCCGCTCCTGTCGCCCATTTCGACAGCAACTATATCAGACGTATGCGGCACGACGAACATCGTTATCCTTGTGTTTTCCCGACGAGCGAACCCGCACCCAACCGCATTTGCGGTTGGGTTATGAGCATTGCAGATTAGCTGCTGGGGGTTGAGGCCCAGATGCAGCGCGGGTCGTTGTACGTGGGGATATATCTTTCATATCCCTTGATCAGGACGTTGTCGGTGTTGTTGTCCACCCACATGTCCGTCTCGAACGGCACGCGTTCCATCATGACGAGGCCAGGGATGTTCGTGGTGAGGAACCATGCGTACGGCGACGTCAGATAGTCGTGCACCATGTATTCCTTGACGCCGCCGGGCATCGAGATGATGGCGTTGACGTCGTTGTTTGCCGTGCCGGGGCGCAACTCTGTGCGGATCAGGCGTTCGGCTACGGCGGTCAGTGCCACCGGCACCACAAGCTTCTCTGCGCGCGCCATGATCTTGAGGCCCGCTTCGTCCACGAAGTTCGCGCGGATGTTGAGGGCTGCCTGGATCAGCGAGGACTCGTTCAAGTCCAACTGCACGGAGAAGGTGTTCGCCCACTGGCCGCCGTCGTATGGGTGGGCCGTAGAGGCAAGCGCAACGTTGTCGCCGCCGACTGTCGGGTCGTAAGTGGCTGCGTTGTTGAGGACGTTCGCGGCCTGGATTTCCTTGAACTGGTTGAAGCTGTTGGCCAGCGGCAGCTTCATCAGGTTGAAGTCCTTGACGTACTGGTTGTCGTCAAGGGATTCGCGGGTGATGGAGTAACCCAAGCCCACCTGGAACGCTTGCGCGTTGAAGATGAAGCGCTGCCCCGAGTTGTTGTCGAACGCGGTCGAACCGCCTTCCGACTTGAACTGGGCGAGCGCCAGAATGCGCATCTGTGCCTTGCTTTCAACGCGCAGCGTTGCCTTGTGGACCTTGAAGATTTTGGACCACGTCTTGTCGATCTGGTCGTACTCGCCCTTGACGTCGTAGAGGCCGGGCAGCAGAAGCGACCGGATTTGTGCGGTATTAACAGCCATTGGTTCCTAGTCCTTATGTGTGGTTCAGTGGTCCGGTTGGGTCGCTGCTTAGATGCCGGTCGAACCGGCACCCGAGACGTTAGCTGCCACGAGAACCCAATTGTAAGCACCCGTGGACGACCCCGAGTACGGCCCAGTGGACCCCGGCTGCACGCCCATAGCGC